CTGAAATAGAGGTAGTTGAAGTCGAAGATACAGCAACTGACTTAGATATTGATAATCAAGACTTTACGGAACAGACTTATAACGTCACAGTTAAGCGTGTGAAAGAATATGGTCGTGTTTGTATTGAGAATGTAGCACCTGAAAGTATTTTAGTTAGTAAAACAGCAAACAGTTTAGAAGATTGTAACTTTATTGGACAAAGAGTTTTTAAAACAAGATCAGAATTAATTAGTATGGGCTTTGACAAGAAGATTGTCAATGAACTACCAGTAGCTGATGAAGAAATTTATAACACAGAGGCTGTTACAAGAAGATCGTATGACGATGAGACGATGCCTCAAGAATATCAAAACATTGATCCTTTACTGACACGAGTATCAGTCATTGATTGCTACATGAAGTGTGATTATGATAACGATGGAATTGCAGAACTAAGACACATTGTTGTGGGTGGATCAGCACCCAATGCTTATCACATCTTAGAGAATGAACCGATAGAGCAAATACCTTTTGCGATGGTCACAGCTATCCCAATGCCACACAGGTTTTATGGTTTATCTATCTATGATTTAATTGGCGATGTGCAAGAGATTAAGACTACCCTCCTAAGGCAAACTCTTAATAACGCCTATCTACAAAACAATGCTCGTACAGTTGTAGTAGATGGACAAGCAAACATAGACGATCTCCTTACTTCTAGAGCTGGGGGGATAGTACGAGTTAAGTCTCCCAACGCAGTCACCCCCCTAGCTTCACCAAACTTCATGAGTCAAGGATTAGCGATGTTAGACAAAGTAGATAATATTCGTGAGTCACGATCAGGTGTATCAAAAGTCCAAATGGGTTTAGATGCCGATCAGATTAACAAATCACATACAACTGCAAGTAGTACCAATGTGATGATGAACGCATCGACACAACGAATTGAACTCTATGCAAGAAACTTTAGTGAAGGTATCAAAAGAATGTTTCAAGGTATCTTGACATTAGTTTGTAAGTACCAAGATCAAGAAAGAATTATTAAGTTAAGAAATAAATTTGTACCGATGAATCCTAGAGAGTGGGTAGATCGTTACAACGCAACAGTACAAGTTGGACTAGGTACAGGATCACAAGATCAACGACTAGAAGTCTTAGGTCGTGTTTTAGCAGTACAAGAAAAACTAATCGGTGCTGGTGGTATGGGTATTGTCGATCCTCAAAAGATTTATAACACCCTAGAGAAATATTTAGAAAACGCTGGTTACAAAGATGCTTCTCAGTTCTTTAACAACCCAGCAACGATGCCACCCCCTCCCCCTAAACCACAACAACCTGATCCTACAATGCAATTAGCTCAAGCAGAACAACAAAGACTAAGAGCAAAAGATCAAGCAGACTTACAATTAAAAGCAAGAAAACAACAATCAGACGAAATTTATAAAACTGAAAAAATGAATTTAGATCAACAAAAATTAGCTACTGAAATTCTTAAACAAGAAGAAGGTAAGCAATTAGATAAAGAAAAATTAGCAACACAAATTTTAAAGGAAGGTATTAACTAATGGCATTTACACCATTTTTTCAAGGTACTGATGCACAAAATGTCATCAACAATTATTTAGGCACAAGCACTACAGCAACAACTCCTATGCAAACACAAGATATGAATGAGTTTGGTGTCTTTAGAAATCCTTATTCTCCTGAAGGTTTTTATGCTAATGAAACAGATGTAAACCCTAAACCTCCGTTTACTCCACCAGTCGCAGACGAAAATGGTAATCCACAATGTGATAACGCTAATGGTTATTATTATGATGTAGCTACAAATTCTTGTAAGTTAATTGAATCACAATCATCTAATAATGATAATGATGATGGTTTTGTTGATAATAGAACTGAAGATCAAAAAACTTATGATCGAATGGCAAGTGATGTTACTGATCCTTATGGTTCAAGTAATGAAATACAAAAATATTTTAATGAAGCAAAGTCAGACGCATCAATAAGTGGTGATAAGTATTATGATTTTGATCCAAGATTTAAAGCAAATACTCCTTTTATGGGATTAAATTTATTTGCACAAGGTTTAGACGCATTTACAGGTGGTCAAAATAGAAGAACAAATAGATTTAATACAGCAGTACAAACTATGTTAAATCAAACTGCTAACGACAAAATTTATGGTCAAGGTAATAATCCTTTTGCTTTCGGTACTATGGTTGGTGATAATACTTTAAGAATGTACTCTCCACAAAATTACTTAGATAGAGTGGGTAATCTTGCAGTAACAGGTAATCAAGGAAGCACAGTTAATGATTTACTAAATAGTATGCAACAAGCTGAAAACAGAAGAAACGTTTATGACTCTGCTACAGGTAAAACATTTACACCACAAGGTGCAACAATAACAACTGACAATTCAGGACAAACTATTACTGGTAGTCCATTAAGAAATGCAGATGGCACAAGAAATAATAATGCATATCAATCTGCTGTGGCTAAAAACATAGCAAGAAATATAGCAAATCAAGGAGTAAGTGGTTTTGACCAAAAGCTAGGTGGTTTTAATCGTGGCAAATAATGAAGTTAAAAGAAGCCAACAAGCTAAAGACATATTAGAAAACCCTATCTTTGTAGAAGCAGTACAAAAAGTTAGAACAGAGTTACACAATGACTGGTTAAACTCTGACACAAAAGATTCAGAACAACGAGAGAACATCTTTGTCATGAGAAGAATGTTAGAAGTTGTCTTGATGCAAATACAATCAGTTATGGAAACAGGCAAGATTGTAAAAAAATAACAGGAGAAATATAAATGGCAGAACAACCAGTAATGGATTCTGCAACAGAAACTCCCAGTGAATCTGTTGCACCAACGCCCAAACCTCTTAATTCACAAGGAGAGGTAGCTGATGCCCTGAAGAACTTACTTAATACGGAAGCCTCTAAGACTCAGGAAACAGCAAGTGAAGAATCAACAAAAGAGGTAAGCGACTCGGAAACGAATATCGAAGATGCTTTTGACGATGATGAACTAATAGATCATATTGAAGATGAACAACCATCTGAAACTAGTCAGGAACTTTATAAAGTTGTTGTCGATGGACAAGAACAAGAAGTCACCCTTGATGAACTCACGAATGGTTATTCTCGACAAAGTGATTATACTCGTAAAACCGAAAAACTATCGCAAGATAGAAAGAGTGTAGAAGAATTGAAAAATGAATACACTAGGCAGAACGAGGAGGCTAAAATCAAAAGAGATCAATACGAACAACAACTTCATGTTTTATCTCAACACTTACAAACTAGTGAAGATAGTGTAGATTTAGATCAACTCTACAGAGATGATCCTGCTGAATATGTGAGAGCAAAAGCTGAACAAGATCGCAGAAAAGAATTACTACAGGCTTCTATAAAAGAGCAAGAAAGAATAAGATCTGAAAAACAAGAGGAACAGAGTAAAAATTACAATGTGTATCTTGAACAACAGAAAAAACTTCTTGCAGAGAAGTTGCCTATCTATGCTGACAAAGAAAAAGGTAGAGAGTTTGTTAAAAATTTAACAAATTACGCCAAAGATATTGGTTTTACAGATCAAGAAATCAATATGTTAGTAGATCATAGATCCGTTATTATGTTAGCCAATGCTTATCGATACGATAAGTTAAAGAAAGCTAACCTGAAAAATAAAAAAGTAACAAAGGTATCTAAGGTCGTCAGTTCATCTAGTGCTAAAGTTCAAGACGATGATGAAGTTGCAAAGCGATTGAAATCTAAAAAAGCAAATCTTAGAAAGACAGGAAAAGTGAATGACGCTGTTTCTGTTTTACAAGAATTGTATTCTCAATAACAACAACATAGAAAGGAATAAGTAATGGCACAACCAACCAATACTTTTGATACCTATGATGGTGCAAACTCTATAAGAGAAGATTTAGCTGATGTAATTTACAATATTTCACCGACTGAAACTCCTTTTATGAGCAACGCATCAAAAGGTACAGCAACTAACACACTATACGAATGGCAGACAGACTCATTAGCTGATGCTGGTGCAAACGCACAAATCGAAGGTGATGACTACACAGGCGATGCAAGAACTGCAACTGTGAGACTTAACAACCAAACACAAATCTCCTCAAAATCAGTAACTATTTCTGGTACTGACGATGCAGTAGATAATGCTGGTATGTCAACACAGATGGCTTATCAACTTGCAAAGATGGGTAAAGAGATCAAGCGAGACATGGAAAGAGCATTAGTAGGAATCGAAAATGCAAAAGTCGCTGGTAACGCAACAACTGCAAGAGAAACTGCTTCTGTTGGAACATGGTATGGTGGTAACAAACCAGGTACATCATCATCTGCTGGTAACTTCTCAACTAATGGTTCACCATCAGCAACTCCTGCTGGTACAGGTGCAACAGCAATCGCTGGTGGCACAAACAGAACTTACACAGAGGCATTATTAAAAGCTGGTCTTTTAAAAGCCTTTGAATTAGGTGGAGAGCCTGAGACAGTAATGATGTCACCATCACACAAACAACTAGCTTCAGCTTTTACTGGTGTGGCAACGAAATACAAAGATGCGAGTGACAGAGTATCAATCGGTACTACTGACATTTATGTATCTGATTTCGGTGAGGTAGCTTTCGTACCAAACAGACATCAAAATGCAAACAGAGTAGATATCCTACAAATGGATATGTGGTCAGTGGATTTCCTAAGACCATTCCAAACATCTGATCTTGCAAAGACTGGTGACTCTGACAAGAAGTTACTCTTAGCTGAGTGGACTTTATGTGCAAAAGCACCTAACGCAAACTATGGTATCTTTAACCTAACTGCATAATTATTTATCTTGGGGGTGTTTCATGCACCCCCTTTACTTATAGAGAGGAACAAATGGCAATATTCACAAACAAAAAACATACATCAAAGTTGTTTAAGGTTGTAGCTAACGCAAAGAAATCAGACCAAATGATTTCAAAAGGTGATGGTAAGAAACAATCTAAACAAACATCAATGGGTGATCGTAAATACGATCCAATGTTAAGCATTTCAGGTAATCAAGGTTTATCCATGAAAGATACTGTAGATGCGATGATAGCTAAAGCAATAAAGTAATGGCAAAAAAATTCTCACTAAACGATCCTAACGATCAATCATCAGTAAAAACTAATCTTATTGTTGATGAAGCTGAGAATAAATATCATATTGAAAACTACCAAGATCCAGCAACGATAAAAGAAATATTAGATGCTAATAAAAAAGCACAAAATGAAGGTGCATATAAAGCAAAAGCATTTCAACATGAAAAAGGTTATCGTGTTGCTAGACTACCTAACATTGTAGTTCATCAATTAGCTAAAAAAGGCATCTTAAATTACAATGGTAAAGTCTTAGATAAGTCTAGATTTTTTCGTTGGTTAAACGACTCTGATAACAGACATTTTAGAATATATACAGGTAACTTATAATGGCATTAGACACATACTCCAACCTCAAAACTACTATTGCAAACTACCTTAATAGAAGTGATCTCACTGCATACTTAGGTGACTTTATTACTTTAACTGAGGCTAGACTTAATAGAGAGTTACGAGTAAGAGAAATGGTAAACACAGACACATCAACTACTACTGTTGCTGGTACACAAAGCTATGCCTTGCCTACAGGTTATCTTGAAGCGACAACAGTCATTTATCAAAGTAATCCCTATTGCACATTAAGATTTATAAATAACAGTGATTTTTACAACAAGTATAATGCAAGTCAAAGTAGAGGCAAACCTACATATTTTACTATTGTCGGTACAAATATTCTTTTAGGTGTTGCACCTGACTCAGCAACAACATTACAAATAAATTATTATAAAAACATATCTTCGTTATCAGACGATAACACAACAAATACAATATTAACAAACTATCCTGAATTGTACTTATATGGTTCACTAGCAGAGTCTGCACCATTTATTATGCAAGACGAAAGGATAAATACTTGGGCAACTTTATATAAAGAAGCATTAAAAAATGCTAACGAAACTTCTTCAAGAGGATCAACTACATCTTCTCCTTTACAGATGTCCACACCACAGGTGGTGTAGATGATTGAGTTTGGCGATTTACAAGCTGACTTACCTACTTACGAGAACTCAGGTGCTTTAGTAGTTGATAATGTCTTACCTTTGGCAAAAGGATATAAAAGCCTAGCTGGTTTTCAGGCATTAAGTGGTACAGGATTAACAGGTAGTGCTGTTGGTTTATTTACAAGTTTTGGTGCTAGTGGTTCTACAAACTATGCTGGTGATGCTACTAAACTTTATCAGATGGACTCCTCTCTTGTCTTTCAAGATAAAAGTAAAGCTGGTGGCTACAATAACTCTACTACAGAGAACGCTAGAGACTTTTGGGCATTTACACAGTTTGGCTCAAACATCATCGCTACTAACTTTGCAGACAACATACAAAAGTTTGAAGAAGGTGTAGATAGTGCCTTTAGTGATCTAGTATCATTAAAAGCAAAATACATCGCAGTGATTAGAGACTTTGTAGTAGCTGGATATACAACAGAAAGTTCTACTACTTACAACCAAAGAGTAAAGTGGTCAGGTATTAATGATAGTTCTACATGGACACCAAGCCAAGCTACACAATCAGGTTTCCAAGATATTGTAGGATCACATGGTAATATTCAAGCCATCGTAGGTGGTGAGAGTGCTGGTGTAATCTTTATGGAAAAAGCTATCTACAGAATGGAATATGTAGGTACTCCATTAATCTTTCAGTTTAATAAAATAGCAGATAACATTGGAGCATTTGCACCTAAGTCTGTTGCTTCTTACGGAAATCAAATATTTTTCTTAGCACAAGATGGTTTCTACAAACTAACAGGTGGACAACAATTAACACCAATAGGAAATGCAAAAGTAGATAATTTCTTTTTTGAGGACTTATCTTCTAACCTTGATGGTATTACCTCTGCTATCGATCCCAACAATAGTATTGTTGTATGGTCTTATCGTGGATCAGGAGCTACAGGAACTACTAATAATAAATTATTAATTTACAACTATGCAGTCGATAAATGGAGTACAGGTAGTGGACAAGACTTACAGTTTATTGCTAGTGCATCACAAGAAGCATTTACAACATTAGAAAGTTTAGATGTGTTAGGTGACTTAGATAACTTACCTAAATCATTAGACTCCTACTTTTATAAAGAAGGTATTGTTGGTCTAGCTGGTTTTAACTCTGCTAATAAGTTTGGAAAGTTTATTGCGAATAGTTTAAATGCTACAGTTGATACGACAGAGTTTGAAGGTGCAAAAGGTAAAAGATCAACATTAATTAATTGCAGACCTATTGTTGATGGAACATCAAATACATCTGTAACAATAACACCGATTACGAGGCAATCACAACTTGACACCACAACAACTGGCAGTGCTGTTAGCACTAATGATACTGGCACTTGTCCTTTACGGAGTACATCTAGATATCATCGCATTAGGGTAAGTGTGACAGGTAACTTTAACACCATGTCAGGTGTAGATATAGAAGCGAGACCTGAAGGTGGCAGATAATCAATTTCCTCAAGTACCTTTATCGATACCTGATACAGGACAACATTTACGATTAGTTTCAACATCATTGAACAATACAATCAATGGTAAACTTAACAGTACAGGAACAATAACATTAACTGCTAGTGCTACATCGACTACCTTAACCGATGCTCGTATTGGTGGTAATTCTGTGATACTGTTTATGCCAATAACTGCAAATGGTAGAACAGCACTTAACGGACTTCATGTTTCTGCAAGATCAAATGGGAGTGCCACATTAACTCATGCAAGTTCAGGAAACACAGACCAAAACTTATCATACTGTGTCATTGGATAATGTTGTCACTAGAGTACCTAGTGAAGATGTTGAATTTATATGGAGTCAAGTAGCTCCATTATTAAAGAAAGCATTAGACGAAACTTATAGTATTCAAGACATACTATACGGATTAGCTAATGATCGTATGCAACTATTTATTAGTTGGAATAACAATAAAGTCGAGAGTGCTGTTGTAACCGAAATAGCACAATACCCTCAGTCTAAAGTATTACGATACTTTTTAGCTGGAGGAAAAAATCTAGAAAACTGGTTAGAAAGAATACAAAAAGTAATAGAAAAATTTGCAAAGAAAGAAAATTGTACTCACCTTGAAGTCGCTGGGCGTAAAGGTTGGGTAAGAAAATTGAAAGGATTTAGAGTTAAAGCATACTTACTAAATAAGGAAATATAAAATGTCAAAAGGATCATCACCATCATCAGTCGTATCAAGTTCTGCATCACAAGAACCATCAGAATTTATTAGACCATATCTTACTCAAGCTATTGATTACAGCCAAGACTTGTTTGAGTCTGCTATGCCTAATTATTTTCCTAATGCTACCTATACAGGTTTTGCACCTGAAACAGAAACAGCATTAAATTTAGCTACAGCTAGAGCAACAGCAGGAAATCCATTATTAAATCAATCACAAACAGAAGCTAGTGGTATTCTATCAGGTGATTATTTATCACCTACTTCTAACCCTTATACACAAGCATTGTATAATCAAATGGCAGACGATGTAACAAGTAAAGTTAATTCACAATTTTCAAAAGCAGGTAGATTTGGCTCAGGTGCTAATCAAGAAATCCTAACAAGAGAACTAGGTGATCTTGCTAATCAAGTTTATGGAGATCAATATAATAGAGAAAGAGACATTATGGTCGATACCATGAGTACAGCACCTACTCTTGGAGAAATGGATTATAACGATATTCAAAAATTAGGATTAGTTGGATCTGAAAAAGAAAGTTTAGAACAAGCAAAGTTACAAGACGCTATTGCTAGATACGATTATGAGCAATTAAAACCATATCAAAAATTAGAAAATTATCTTGGTAATTTAGGTGCAAACTATGCAACAAATCAAATATCTACGCAACCAGTATTTAGAGATCGTGCAGGTGGACTATTGAGTGGTGCTATGGCAGGTATGAATATTGCTGGTAAATCAGGTGGTGTTATTAGTCCTATGATGGGTGCTGTTGGTGGTGGATTACTAGGAGGATTCTTATAATGGTAGCTTTAGCATTAAGAAATAAAACAACTTATGGTAATCAAAATAATCAAGTTAAAAATCAAAATAGTAATTCCTTTTTAGATTTTTTTGATGCTAATCCAAATAAAGAGGGTTTTCAATTATTTAACTCTAATCCTACAAATAAAAATGCACAATCTGCACAAACAGTCATACAAACACCAACAGGTATTGTAAATCCTAATCAACAAGGTTT